CCGCATTTAGTTCGCGTGTATATCTGCCAATCGAAGCATTCATGCGCAACGTTGCTGCGCGTGAGCCTGCAATGTCGCCCGTATTGCTGGCGGAAATTACATCTGTTGCTTGCGAGCGAAGCCTTCTAATCCGTGCTGGGTCGGCTCCCGGCATCGCAGACAGGGCGGTGATCCTTTCCTGGCCGCGTCTACCCGTCTCGAAGCCGGTAGATCGTCCAGTGCGACCACGGTTTAGCTCGTTTTGCTGGCGCAATAGCCCCGCCATTTCAGTGGCGACTCGCTGCATTAGTTGCAGATTTTCTCTGCCGCCAGCAGTCGCTAAGTCCCAGGCGCCACGGACGTTACGGGCTTGCTGTTGCAGCTCTGGGCTTAGGCCCATACCAGCGCCGCCCCTTGCAAACTCCCGTTGCCGGCCTTGGTATAGATTGGTAAGGTAATTGCCACGGCTTGCGTTACCAATGCCTGCCGAAACGCTTGCTAACCTGTTGGCCGCATCGTTAGCTCTGCTCTGTATGTTCTCTCGAATGTTGCTTGTGCGGTTAAGCGCTCTTGCGTACCTGCCTTCGGCTGCCGCAATTAAGCGGCGATTTTGCTCCTCCTCTCTAAGCCTTCTTTTTGCCGCGATGGCACGCTCCCTTGCTGCTTCGTAGGCTTGGTTGGCAAGCCTACGCTGCGCCATCGTGCCCCCGCCCTGGGTGTCCCTGCCAGCGGAATCACGGGCTTGAGCTGCGCTGGCTTGCCATCGCGTGGCCCCTCGCAAGTCACGGATACCTTGTCCAACGTCTCCGGCTGCTCTGCGAACATTGCGAGTGGCAGATTGCGCAAGCTGGCCTACAATAAGCTGTGCTTCCTGGAGATTGCCGTATAGCTGAGTGGTCTTCTGAAGCTCCGCATTAAGTTGGCGAATCTCGCCAAGGCCCTGTATGCCAACGCTGATTAGCCCCCGATAGTCGCTCACTCCCTGCCTTTGCGCCAGTGTCCCACCTTAGCGCCTCCTGGGTTGGCTGGCCTGTGGGACGGCTGGTATCTGATCGGCCAGGATTTCAAAATATGCAGCAAGCATAATTATGTCATCCTGAGTTGCGTTGTTTGCGAACTGAGAAGGTGTCATTCCCAGCTCCTTACATAACGCAAGTCTAAGCATCAGGGCCGAATCCTTCTTTATCGCCTCCTTGATCGCTTTTGGAGTCTTCGCCCGCTAGCATACCTCCGTTATCGAGAATTGCAACCATCATATTGGTCAAGTCTGCCTTGGCATATTCCTGGCGCATTTCGCCTTTATCGGCAACAGGGTCGAACATCTTTGTGCCATCTTCGTACTCAGCACGCTTAATAAGCACGCTCAAGCCATAGGCGTTGGTATTCCTGTCATTCCTAACTGCTTCCCTGATTGTTTCGTCCTCTGCATCGGTAAGGGGCCACCAATACATGTCAAACGATGCGCCAGTGGATAGCGTGATCTCCACTTTGCGACGTTGGCGGGTTGCCTTAAGAAGCTCTTTGACGTTTTTGGCCATGGGAAGGATGTTGCAACGAGGGAATCATAGCACCGGGTCAAGGCATGAAACAGCAGGGCCGAAGCCCCGCTGTGTGACGATCCGCAAACGATCAGAAGTCAGTCAAGCCAAAAAGGTTGGTGGGGGTGTCCGAGATTCGATAGTTAATCGAAACCTCAGTCGGGCTATCATCTTGTGAGATAGCGCCGCTGAACCCAAGCAGGACAATGGGGAAGATGCAAGGCAACGAAGCAGCATCGTCAACCATGTTCGGGTTGCCAGTAGTAGCGACGGCACTAAAGTACGCCTTCAACTGGGCACCGTTTTGATCGTTAAACATCGTACCTTGAATAATACGATTGGTGAAAGCAAGGCGGTCTTCGGTAAGGCGCATGGTCAGGGTGCCGTTGCCATCTGCAAAACCGGCCTGATACCTGCGGAATCGAGCAAGTCTAGGGCCAGTACCAGGGCCAGGCTTGCAAGGAAGAGAGGTAATGTCAATCTCGCCCCTTGTAAGGGTAAGGTCAACAGACGGCACTTCGCACATGGCATAAGCCGTAGCAAAGCTCATCTCGATGTGGTTGCCTTCGCCTGGAGTGTTCGCGCCGCCAGCGCCACCGTTGCCGGTAAAAGCAAGCGCAGCGCCGCCAAGAGTGGCAGAGATAGTGCAAGACGTGGAAGTGGGACGAGTCTTGATGTAATAAACTGTTCCATCAGTGATGGCAGCATCAAGGTTAGCGGTTCCTTTTTCCGTGAAAGTTACAGGATCACCAACACGAAAATCAGAATTAGCAGGAATATGAAGAACCGAAGTGGTAGCAGGACTAACGGGAGCAGGAAAATCAGTTTTGTCAAGCAGGCAGGCCAGAGTACCGGGGGGCTTCATGGCGATCATGCCATCTTGGCCCGTTAAAACGCTGACAGGGCCACAATTCGCGACGGGCATAGGAGGTCCGACCTGTGGCCGGTGATTGCTGTAGCCGCCAGTCTACTCCCTGTGGCGAGCCATGAAGGGCATAGAGAACCGGGTAAAGTGATGCGCCCGGTCCTGTAGTTGCGCCTGGGTCGGCCCTGTGAGCGTGCCGACGCGAGCGATGATCTGCTGGGTTGGTGGCGGGATCGAGCCGTTCAGGGCCGATAGCGCGTCGATCACAGGGCCGGCGATGACCAGGCCCCGGCCTGGGCCGATGCTTTTGCGGGTGAAGATTTCGCACACCAGAGAGCCTCGAATGTGCCACGAAGCCTGAGCGCCAATAGCCTGCTCTTGCATCAGGCCAAAATTAACACGAACAAGACAGTATTCGTCATCATCTGCAAACTCAGTAGCAAGTTGATTTTCGACATAAACCCGCACCGGACTGGCGGCATCAATTACAATGCGTTCGTAAATGCCACGAATCTGCTGAAAAGGGACTGTCATCTTTTGTTTACAGGAATAAGGAAGCCGGCTTTTGCGCCCTTTTTAATAGCAGCCTTGAACTTGCCGCCTCCCATATAGTTATCGTACCAGTCTTTCTTTGCCGTTGACATTGCCGGTCGCTTGCCCGACTCCGCTATCGCGTCTGTTGACATTTTCTTGACATCGCCCCGATACTTACCAACCCTTCTGCCTATTGCAACTGGCGCTTTAATTGGATCTTCTTCTTGCCGTATAAACCTGCCAGGGATAAGATCCATTGCCTCTTGCGCGTAGGGGGAAGAGTTGCCGATAAGCAGCTCAACTTTGCTTCCGCTTGCTGGCAGGGAAGATGTAAACTGGCCCTTCGCGTTACGGCCCTGGGTCTTAAGCAAGGGAATGTTAAAGAGATTGTACTTGCCGTTCTCGCCGCCTGGCCTCGCGCCTCTCTTGCCATCGGCAGTTTCAACATACCAGCTATCCCTAAAGTCACCACCCCAGGCTGGGCCGATGGTAGCAAGGTCGTTTACTACTTCCTTGGCGGCATTGCGTAGCGCCGTAAACGCAGCATCCCTAATCTCGTCAGACATTTTTTCAAGACCGAAGCCTTTGCCTTTCTTCATTAGCTTGCGCCGTTTTGCCATTATTCCGCCCTCGCTGTGATCTTGCTTGCGTACATAGCAAAGGCTGTGGTTCCACTTTCTGAGCCTTGCACGATAAAGGCTTTCCCGTCAAGCGTAGTAATTAGTTTGCCGTCCAGCGTTGTCAGGTAAATTGGTCCAACAATAACGCCGTCAATACCACTACCATAGCTTTCGACTTCTGTTACCTTCCACTTGCGCCCCAAGTATTCGAGTCTGTCATTGGAACTGATAGGCCAGGGCACCGTATCATGGTCAACCCATACACTGACCTCGTTGCCCTGCTCGACTCCGTTACGCTCTGACTTTTTAGAGCGCGTTACAGCACCGGCAGCATTAAACCTTGCTTCAGTAATTGCAACTGTGCCTAGCGTTTCATTGTAAACGCCAGGAGTTACTTTAACGTAAGTAAGCGACTGGGATCTATACTTGTCTATCATCCGTTTTGACAACGGCTTTGCCCAAGCATCTTGCGGAGCGTTCATTTAGCCTCGAAGAATGCGGATGGAGCTTTCGTTCTGCCGGTCAACCCAACAGCCGATTAAGTCCAGTAGCCACGGGTAAAGCCGTAGCACGGTGGGCGAATAACTGCCAACACGCTTGTCTGTTGGCAGTACCTGTGCCAAAGTGGTAGGAGCAAAGTATTCTTGCTCGAATACGTCAAATTTCTCTCGCTTAACAACTGGTGCCGGCAGTTGACTAGAAGCGCCAATAGCTGCCGTACTGTTGCTAAAAAGCACCAGCGCAAGTTCTGAGGCAGCAGCAAGATAGCCTGCTGTTAGGCTGTTACCGCAACAAGTCGCTTCATCAGTACACCAGCGTAATGTACGCAGCGCAGTTTGAGCAGAGTTAAGAGCCTGCGCCTTTTGCGTTGCGTTGAGCGCGGTCCAGGCAGCCGCCTTGAGCGTGGCCCCCATGTAGGCGTCGGCCTGCTCCACCGTGACCAGCGCCGGGGGCGTGCAGTTGCAGGGACGCTCGCCATTGTCGGCGGAGTAAGAGTAGGGATCGGCCAGGCGATGCCACGGCCACCAGGAAGCGTTCACACCGCGAACACGCGCCAGGCGGTGCCGTTGTACCAGCAGAGCGCGTTGGCGCTACCACCGGCCACGGGAGCAGAGCCCACGGTGGGGGAAGTGAGGTTGCTGACCCTAACGGTCGTGCCTGTCCTGGCACTCGCGGGCAGAGTGGCGACCGTGAAAGGCTTGCGGTATTCGTAAAAGTTAAACAGTGCCATCGGGAGACGGTACGGGCCAGCCTCGATCATAGCTCAGATCGGGCCATGAAAAAGCCCCCAGGCTTACGACTTCCTAGGGGCTGAGTGCGTCCAGGTACTCTAACATCCCTGGGCTGTTGACCGTTAGGTGGGCATGAACCCCATGACCGATCAGATCGTACCACCGTAGGGGCTGTTTGTCACCAACCGGACCAGCGGGATCAGTCGCGCATCGTTGTAAGCAAGCGCGTGCTGAGAGCCGGTAGCTAGCTGAGCGTTGGTTGGGT